CGGGCCCCGGAGAACTGGGCCATGCGCTCGACGATCGACGTCGCCCACTGCTTGGGCACGAGGTAGCCGCCGGCGGAGTCGGTGCCGGTGGCCAGGGCCCGGCGCTCGGCGAGCGCGGCCCGGTGCTCGTCGGGCATGTCGGCCGCGTTCGAGTACGCGAGGTAGGACCGGAAGGCGGCCTCGAGCAGCTCGTCGCTGCCCTGGCGGTTCTCGCCGGCGTCGGGGGTGGGGATGTCGCCGCCGAGCTCGTCGACGGCGCGCCGGTTCTCGGCCTCGCGCTCTGCCTTGGAGCGGACGTCGGCGATGCGGTCGTCGAGGGCGTCGAGGTCGGCGGACATCGCCTCCCACTTCTGCACGTCCTCGGCGGTCTCTTCGCCGCGCTGCTCGACGGTGTCGAGGTGGGCGGTGGCGTCATTCCACAGCGTGGCGCGACGCTCCATCAGCTTCTTGAGAAGCTCGTTCATCGTTCTGCCCCTTTCGGGCTGGGTAGTTCGTGATGGGGAGCCGGTACCGTCAGGCGGCCGGGAACCGACGCAGTGCGAGCCGCTTACGCGCGACCGACATCTGGGTCAGGAGCCGCTCGGGTGACGGCCCGGTGGCCCGCTCTTCGGCGGGTTCCGGGTCGTCGGCCTGGCGACAGGAGCACACGGCTTCCCGGAGATCGGGAGCCGAGGCGAACAGGTGGCGGAGTTCACCTTCGAGGTCCTCGCCGGCGGCGAGTCGTTCCCCGAGGCGGGCCCGCTTCGATGCGGAGGTGAGTCCGGCGGAGCGGAGCACTGCGTCGACGGCGGACAGGGACCGCGCCTGGGACGTGGTCTGCTGGAACGCCGGGAAGGTGACCGGGCCGACCTCGAAGAGCTGGCCCTCGAGGATGCGCCGCTTGGGTCGTTCGAGGTCGTTGGTGTCGGCCGGGTAGGTCCACTCCTGGCGGACGACCCGGAACCACACGGAGGAACCGTCGACGTCGCCGCGCTGCACGCGGGCGTGGACGCCGATGGCCATCGGGTCTGCCTCGTTGACGTCGAGGTCATACCAGAGGCCGTAGTCATCTTCCTTGAGACGCAGCGTCCCAGCCGAGGTGCGGGCGAGGAGCTGGTTCGTGTCGTGGTTGAACATCGACCGGACGTCGGCTTCGCCGATCGTCTTGGTCCACGCTCCCGACGCGACCTCCTCGTCCCAGTCGGCGAAGGCGCCCTCGATGGTCGTGATCTGGTCGGAGACGGAGCCGTAGCCCTGGATTCCTGGGGCTTCGTCGTCGGCCGCCGCTCGAACGACAACGGCAGCGCGTGATGCGCTCGACCCCGCTGCCATTCGTGCTTCGAGCCCACCGGGGCCAAGCTCGCGGGTGAACCCCGTGGGGGTGTCATCCTCCATCGTTGGTGCCTCCTGGGTCGGCTTCGGGCGTGGTGCGGCCGGGCGGCCACAGGTAGAGGTCGCCGTCGGGGATCGGGCCCTGCTCTTCGTGGACTCGGATCTCGTCGCGGTTCTGCCAGCCACCCCGAACGCTGATGTCGTGCGCCTTGTAGCGGGTGATGATGTCCGTGCGGAGCAACGCCCCACGGTTGAACTTCACGTACTGCGGGCGTGGCAGTTGGTCGGTGAGCATGTCCTCGAATCGGACGAGCCACGGGTCGGCGGAGAACGTGAGGAAGTCGATGGCTCGCTGCTCACGGTTGGCGTACGTGACGTTCTGGCCGGTGGTGGAAGCGCCGATCATCTCGGGCTGGACACCGAACGCCCGGGCCACGGCGACCGTTGCACCCATCTGCTGCTCCGTGAGGAGCGATTCCTTCGGGTTGACCTGCACTGGCTTGTACTTCACACCGAAGCCCATCGCGACCGGTTCCCGGCCACGGATGGCTGCCATGAACCGCTCCTTGAGGAGCTTGACCTGGTCCTGGTCGAGCTTGTGCTCGGTCTCGAGCACACCGGACGGGTGGGCGCCCTCACCGAACCATCCGGCGGCGAAGTCCCGGGCGGCGATGGCCATGCCGATTGTCTCTCGGAACCGGGTCAGCGGGGCGACCCCAACGCAGGAGCCCGGGCGAACCCATCGTCCAGGTCGGTGGATGATCCGGTCGTTGGGGACCGCGCGTCCGTCGAGCTTGTAGGTCGGGAGGCTCAGGGCGCCGGTCTCGATCACCTCGACCGAGTCGGGGTGCAGGATCTCGGCACCTGTCGGGTAGCCGAGGGCGTCCCGACTGGTCACGTAGGCGTACACGTTGCCCCACAGGAGCCACGAGACGGCCGCCTGGGCCCTCCATGTGCGGGCGTCCACCTTCGCCGACGGCGAGCTGACGATCTGGGGTGCTCGGTTGATCTTGGTCGGGGAGCCACTCGTGTCACGGAATGCGGCGAGCGGGAGCATGGACAGGACGTCAGAGAAGAGGCCGAGGACGGCGCCGACAGCGTCGAGACCGGCGGCGGTCTCTTCGCTCACGCTGGCACCGGACTTGGCCCGGTGTGATTCGAGCCATCCGTCTGCGAGCTCGGCCCAACTGACTGCAGACCGTTCTTCGTCGCGAAGTCGGGGGAACAGGGTCATCGACCGAGGGCCACGAGCGCCATGCCGGCGAGGATCAGCGCCGCCGGGAGCCCGAGCAGCAGGAACACGCCGATGATGACGAGGGTGACCCCGGTGAGTTGGATGGCAACGAGCATCGAGATCACGGTTGGGTGCTCCTCTCAGCCGAAGCCGGCGGTGATGTCGACGTCTCCGTCGTCGTGCTGTGCGAGGTGCCAGAGCGCGCGGTGTACTCCGACCACGACGCCGACGGCGGCGTCGATCTTGTTCTCGGAGTCCTTCGACTCCTTGGTGATGACCACGTAGCCGCCCCGCTTGGCCTCGACGCAGTTGCCGATGTGGCGGGCCAGGACCTCGGAGCCGTCCTGGCGGATCGTGCCGTCGGTGATGGCTTGGTAGGCGTCGTCGCATGCCGGGCCCATCCGGCTGGGCTTGTTCGTCTCGAACCGGACGACGACGTCGCCGTAGGTCTGCTCCCACACCTCGACCTCGTTGTGCCAGCCCGGCGGGTCCGGTGCGAGCTCTACGACGTCCCAGCGGGCCATGGCGGCGGTGATCTCGCTGTCGACCTCGAGGCGGGGGGTCCGCCACCGGGGATCGTCCCAGGGCTTCTCCCAGACCTTGATCTCGAACACGTACGGCGACGGTTCCACCGTGACGCCGATGAGGGCGGTTGAGTCTCGGCTGTAGGACCCGTCGAAGACGAGCACGATCGGCGCACCGTCGGCTGGCCATCGATGCCCGTCCTCGTCGGCCATCGGTTCCTCCTCGGCCGGAACCTCGAGGCTCTTCCACTGGTCGAGGTTGAAGAACCGGTCGACCAGGCGGACGGGCTGGTTGGCCCAGTAGCGGCGGAGCTTGTTGATCTCCTTCGGGGCCTTGTCGAACGCCTTGGCGAACATCGACACCACCGCGGGGATGTCGGTGTAGGCGATGGCATCACCGGAGGCCTCGTGGATCGCGGCCAGGAGCCCGTCGGGTGTGGCGAGGTCGTGGTCCATGTCGGCCTGGCGATGGTCGAACAGCAGGCGGATGCGTTCCGGGTCGGCGCGGTCCTGGTGGATCAGCAGCGCCGTGTCGTAATCGTCCTCGGCGATCGAACCCTCACCGGGCCCGAACATCGTGGTCGTGGCCAACGTCCACGAGTCGGCAGCCTTCCGCTTCGGGATGTTCCGCTCCATCGTGTCGTGAGCGGCCCGGAGGCGAGGCGAGTGGAACAGGTGGGTCTCGTCCTGATGCTGGAACGAGGTGCGGGCGCCGTCACGGGCTGATGGGGCGTTGGCCAGCGGCTGCATCTTGCCCGGCGCCGACCGGTGGACGATCTTCTCGAGCTGAGCGTCGTAGTCGTCGACGAGCGGGCAGCGGTCGTTGGTGAGGATGGCGTGCACGGCGCCGTAGGCGAGGTCCTCGACCTGCTCTACGGTGACGGCCACCATCGGGATGTACGGATCACGGATCGGCCGACCGACCGGGACGAGCTCGCCGCCCTCGGTGTGCCAACCGTCGAACCGCACCGGCGCCGTCGGGTCCATCTCCGCGATGGCGAGGAACGCAGCCAGCTCGGTCTTCGCCACACCCTTGCGGCGAGACAGGACCGCACGCTTGAACCGGCGGCGACCGGCGTACTCGTGGCCCTTCGGGTAGATCTCGTACGCCCGGTAGATGAACAGCCGGAACTCGTCGGTGAGCGTGATGTCTTCGCCGAGCACGTCGCCCGGGCCGTGCACCAGCTGGTCCTCGATGAAGTCGCAGACCTCAGGGCCGAGTGTCGGCCACGGTTCGTCGTCCAGCTCGAGGCCGGGGACGATGAGGCGGGCGGGATGATCCGCCACTGGTCAGCCCTCGACGGCTCGGAGGTGCGCCTTGCGGGGATCGGTCCTGGCTCGGCTCGACGGGGCCTTTCTCGTGCCGGTCCCATCTGGCGGGGTGGTCTCGACGGTGATCCGTGCTCGGAGCAGGTCCTCGGGGGTTGCGCCGAGCTTGGACGAGCGGAGCCGCATCTCGGTCACCACCGACGGGTCACCGCGGTGGAACTGGTCGACGAGGCGGGCGAGGAACACGAGCTCGTGCCACGCCCAGATCGTGTAGGTCGAGGCCTGCGGTGACCGGGACACATGGTCGAACCACTCGCGGGTCGCGGCGAGGAACGTGAACTCCTTCTCGACCCGAACCCAGAACGACTTGCCGGTGTGCTCGTTGGTCTCCTGCTCGGACACCTGCCAGCGGTAGCGGCGGGGCAGATCGAGGGGGACGTCCCCATCGAAGCCCTGGTCGGAAACGGTGGTGAAGCCGCCGGCGCTGCCGGTCGTCGACTCCGAGCCCTTGTTGCGCCGGGCCCTCTTCGCCGGGTCCTTCGGGGGCGGGCCCTTCCCGGCCATCAGGCGCCGGCCCCGGCCGGCGGGGGTGTGGACCCACCAGACCCGTACGCAGTTTTTTCAGGG